AAGAATATGCTCTTAGTAAAGTAGGATGTAATGTTGATACTTATAATCTAAAGACGGATGAAGAACAAAAGGATTGGCAAGAGTTTTTAAAGACACCAATGCCAGAAGCAGGGATAGAAGATATGAAAAATAGGCATCAAGAAACCCATAGTGGAACGTGGTCTGGTAGTGGTATTGACGCAGGAACGGTATCCACTTTAAGAGAAAAGATAGAAAGAACTAGATAATAAAAAGGGACATAGAGAACTAAATGAGGGAAGGTGATGACCTTATATTAAATCCCTCCTATGTCCCCCTCTACTATTTTAATTTCTTTATCAACTCTTTGAACTGTTCTCTCATACTTTTAATATCATAAACTTTCTTTTGTTTATCATTGTAAGTATAATAAGCACCGAGTTCAATTTTTTCTTGGTAAATATGTTTTGCCATATATACAATTTAATTTACAAATATAGTTAATTAACTTTACCATTCCAACGTCCACCCTTTTCTAACACCATAGGTAAAAGCTTTGGTTGTCCATTTATTATGATTCCACAACCTAGAATCACTCTAGCACTATTAACCTTATTGTACGAAAATGCTAAACTATGGTCGTCTATAAGACAACCGCACATCATCGACCAATGTAAAGACATAGGATTGCTAGTATAAGATATATTAAATTCTGTGTGATAATGACCTTGAATTACAGACATTCCCATTTCTTTTGCTAAAGTTAAGCCATTTTTTTTCATTCCGTGTGTCATAAATACCCATTGTCCATTATTCATTTGAAACTTATAATCAGGATACCACTTCCAACCTTTTCCAACACCAATAACTTCGTTATAATCTCTTAGCATATAGTTAGGTATTCCGTGTTTTTTTCCACGTCTATACAGCATACTTCCGTGATTAGAATGAACTAATGTCATTTCAGGAAACAGCTTTTCTAATTCTTCAAAAACTTTACGTGCTTTGATTGTTTCATTATGTTGTGTTGGCAATGATGTTTCAGAATCGTGCATAGAAATTCCGTGAAAATCTGCTTCATCGCCAATGTTCCAAATATGATGATTTGGATTTTTATCTTCTATATTATAATGTTCTTTAACAGCTCTAAGAAAATTTATACTGTCTTCGTGGTGATATGGAATATGTAAATCCGAAATAATTAAAATTATTTCATCAGAGCCATTTCTTTGCTCTTTTATCAAGTCATGCTCTGACTTGGTTAATCTAAGCCGATATTCTTTTAATTCTTTTATAGTATTATTTTTTAACCTTCTCTATACTCCGTCCACCGAAGTATGCTCCTATCACCGTTATTAATGTTAATTGAAGTAGGTCTATCCAAGTATCTTTAACTTGAAAATCTATAATTCCACCTTCAATGAAAATTAGCAGTACAGTAGATACTACTAAAAAAGCTAGTGTTAAAGGTCTGATGTTAGCAGGTAGCCACCCTGCTTTTGAATCTGCTTCCCATCTTCTAGTTATTTGTTCTTCTGCATTTGCTCTAGCTTCAAGGAAGATTTGTTCAAATTTAATTTTTAATTCTTTACGTTCTTCGTCAGTAGTTACAACATTATCAACAAGTTTATTAACATCTAAAGACATATTGCCAAATAGTTTACTTAAGAATTTCATATAGAATTGTATTTAATTAAAGGTCTGTATTTTGTTTTGTTATTATCATCTTTATAAGCTACTAATACCTGCCTTCTATTGTCAGTTATTTTATAGCTTAAATGGATCCAAGCAGGACTTGTAGGATCGCTTGTTTTTGTGCTATCCCCAAATTCCAATATACATTGGTCAAAGTCAATATCTAAATCTATTAATGCTTGGTATATTAAAAGGTTATCCATACGTCCACGTTTAACGTATTGAATATCTACTGCTTCGCATTTAGTATGCTGTGATTTATTGCTACCACCTATAGCAGTATTTAATTGTGGTGACCTATAGCCACTTGTAATCCTCAAAGCTCCAATGCGGTCACGCAGTAACTGGAGGACTGAAGTGGCTAATATAGTCAGTTTCATTATTCCCTCTTTAGAGGGTGTGTTATCTATTCCTAATCTTAATGCTGTGTTAGATTTTATTAGCTCTTGTAGTGTAAAGTTTTTTGATAATTTCATTCAAATTTAGCTAAGTGAATCTTCTCTATCTCTTTTTGTATTTCCTTTCTTGTTGCCTCTAGTTGCATCATTATATTAGCTTCAAATCTAGTAATCTCGTTACCGTTGTCAAATATAATAATAGTAGGAACAGAAAGGATTTTGTGTTTGTCTTTTAGTTCAGGACTGTCGCATATAACCACGTCTGATTTTTCACAGTCATTTAGCTCGTCTATATTAAAGCTATTGTCTGAGTTCCATTCACTATTAAAATGAATTACAGACACTTGGGACACACACAAACCTACAGCAAAAAAGAATAATGCTATTAAGATTTGTAATATATAACCTAAATTCATAGTTGTTACTTTAAGTTATAAAGTCGGCTGTCTATAGTGTTTAATTTATCTTCTATAGCATCTAACTTTTTACTGTTTCCCATTATAGTAGTACGTACTAATTCATCTTTTAATTCGTACTCGTTAGCATTTACCCAGTTGCCCTTTTCAAGAGCTTTTTTGTTTTCTTCAATATCTGCTTTAAGAGTAAAATAGCTACCTGATACTGATACTGCCATAGCAATTACTATTCCAATGGTTTTTAAATCTAAAGTTAATTCCGACTTTTCGCTCAATTTCATCTCTTACAATCTTTACGATCAGCTAATCCTTGAGCTACTATAAGACCTAAAGCTAATACAATTATATTATTAACTTCTTGGTCGTTTATTCCTATGCTGTCAGAAAAAAGCAATATAGCTAATGCTCCGAAAGCATACCAAAACTTTTTACTTGCTGTGATTTTTTTTATAATTTCCATATTTAATTTATTTTAAATTTGATTTCACCATTTTCTATATAAATTCCATTGGGTTTTCTAATTTCATCACCCATAAGATTATATAGGTTATTGTTTAATTTACTCTTGTCAAGTTCTAAAATAGCTGTATTGCATGGCAATCCTGTAAGGCAGTCCAAGTACTCAGTTATTATAAACTCAACGTATTCTATTTCAACTATTGTATCATACACAATAGTATCAACATATTCTATTACGTCTATATACATAGTGTCTAGCACTTCTGCATATACCGTATCAGTTATATATATATATTCAGGCACAAGTGTTTCTATCTCTAGCGTATCTATTACAATCTGAGTTAGATATTCTGTCTGTATTATTGTGTCAAAAATTATTTCATATTGTATTATAGGAATCTCTATAAATACAGTATCACAAGTTTCTCCATACGCATTACAATCCGCTAATGTCGTAGGTACTGCGTTATCTTCATCTGAACCATCAACACAATCACTCCAACCGTCATTAAGGTAAAATACACCATTAAGACCATTAGGGACGCAACCAAGTGGACTGTACGAAGTCCAGTTGCTTTCATCATCTCCACAATAGAAACCGTTTTGCTCGGCACATAATTCACAACTTGATTGACTAAACGCATAACCTGATAATAATAAAAATAATAATACTAATTTTTTCATACTTAAAATACTAAATAATTAAACCCAAATTTAGACTCGTATAATGGCTTATCCCAATATCTTTGATGAGTCCCTTCTATAAATACTCCTAAATGTTTTGTGATTCTATAGCCTAATATCATTCCTGAATCCCAATCTAGCTTATTTAGGCCATCTCCATACTCAAAGGAATAATCATCTAATCCATAGTGAAAAGGCATTACATTTGCCCATATATGTAGCCAAAACTTAGGATTATAGCTATAGTAAGCCACCCCAAACACCGCAGAAAGCTCATTTTGTGACCCTAGAGCGTCTAACTCTCTTTCATTGAACTCTGCTATAGCTTGACCGAAATAATGCTTGTAGAACTCATCATTTGACGTTGCTATCACTTCGCCCTCCTTATACCAATGCCATCTGCCATTAACAAATTGGCTAGAATATCCAAAATCTGAAGCTAATTGTTGAAAAGAAGTTTGTCCAGGAATCCAGAAATCTTCTATAGGATTTATGCCATAGGGATCATGCATCCTAAAATTAGCACCAATAGTAAAGTCAAAATTCCCTTTTTTTATTCTATATCTAGAATCTATTGAATTGTACCTTAAATCTACTCGTTGATTGTCAGTATATTGTATTTTAGTTACGCATCTGTTTCCAAGATATCTAAGCCAAAAGTTCTGCTCAGTAAACTTATCGGAACGGTTACGTATAAATGAATAATTAAGCAGATACTCCCAACCATTAGAATTACCAATAGTAACATTATCTGCAACAGCTTTTTCAGTTCCATAATACCAGGTCTTTACTTTATACTCATAATCAAATCTAGCAATCTTACGAATACCTATAGTTAGGTTATAGTCATAAGGATTTACTTGTGTTATATCTTCGTATCCTTTAGCGATTGCCTGATAATCTTCTGCTTCAATCATAGAAGTATTCATACTCATAGAAGTATAAAATGTAGAATACTTAAAAAAGCCACCTTGACTAAAGGTTAAAAAAGGTAATAATAAAAATAGATATTTAATCATAGTTTTATAATTGTATAAGCTATATAAACAACAGCAGTAAAATCTCCTGCTATTACTGCGTCAACTGCTATTTTAACAGGTTGATTTTCTGCTACTGTATTTTGCACAAATCCAGCACTTGGACGACTGGTCATATTAGCGGTTTTGTTCCACATCCAATTCTCAATTCTCAATATCTCATTAGCAAAAACTGCTGGAGTTCCATAAGCTATTAGACCTGCCCTTCTAAGTGTTTGTGTGACTGAACCATACGTATTATTAACTAATACGCTATGAACCATAATAGCATAACTACTACCTGGAGCAGCTATTAACTCTATAGGGGTAGTATGTAATGCTTGTATTTGTGCAGAAGATAGAGAAATTTCCTCTACAGCTATAACACTTCTAGCTTCTATTTTTTTACTTGTTCCTGCTGCTGACCCAGTTGTATCTGAGGCATCCACAACCATTAATAAATCATCCTTTGCAGGTTGTATTGATAGTAATGCTTTGTCCGTTAATCTTTGACTTGCCATTATTTAATTTTTTAATATAATTTTTTAACTTTTTAAAATTCTCCAAGCTACTTGGATATGTTCTTCTTTTAACAGTCATAAGTAGTAATGTTTGCTCCTTGTAAAAAGTTCTTCATTCTATTACTTATTGGTGCTACATCAAGATTTAGCCCCGCGTAATAATTTCTAGTACTCGCTGATAATTCACCTGCATCACTATTACTAGCATATTCAGGAAAAGCACTACTGCCTTTGTCTGTTAAATAATCTATCAATCTTTGTCTATAAAACTGAGCAGCATCTGTAGCTGTATCCATTAAAGGTTTTATATCATCATAAGTAGCACTAGATGACTGTTCTGTTGCACCCATTACCACAACGCTATTATTGCTGAAACGAAGTCGAAGGTAGGGTGCAAGCGTTGAGAACGCAAATTGTACTAATGCGGGTTGGATATATGTTTCCATTAAGGTCTTGTAATCTCCTGTAAGAGTACCCCCATTTATTTTAGTTTTAAGAGCTTCGTATAAATCAGTTCCAAGAACAGGCAATATGTTCATATCCTGTGCTAGTAAAATATAAGGCATTATAAGGTTATCATCTACTGAGCCACCTAAAGCCGTATCTTTTTTTAATCTTGTTGCTGATATAAATAATGTATGTTGTATTGCCATATTTAAACGTCTTTAGCTTTTGAATAATCTAGTGATTTAGTTTTACCTCTATTGTCTTTAACTACTGCCTTAGTTTTTAAAGAAGTATATGCTTGTGTCACAGGTTCTGCACCTTTTCCTGAAACATCCATAACAAAATCAAACTCTACTGTATCAATAGGATCAAATCCTGAACGCCTTGCTGTATCATTATAATAAACTTCTGCATAAGCAGTAGCAGAGGTTGTTTTCCTTACGTTATAAACTATTTTATAAATGCGGTGATATGCCTGTTTTGACTCTACACCGTGTGAACTTGTATATGCTATTTCTAATGCCATAATTTTATTTTATTTTCTACCTGGATATTTCCACCAATTATTACTTGCGTTTGCTGCTTGAACTGCGTCCTTTATTCCTCTTGGGTTTGGCTCGTAAGTTTTAGGTATTGATGATGTTTTTTTATAGTCATCTAATCCCTGTCCTTCTTTTAGCTCACTACCTGATTTAAGGCGATATAAAACTACCTTCCAGGCGTGAGTACACCACACACCTCCTTTGTACTTGAAAAGGTCATACTTTCTACCTTTATGTCCTAGCTGTCTATTAACACCTTCTCTACTTGCTTTGTCAATATCTTCTATTCTATATACAGTTCCTTGATTTGATAATCTCATCATATTTTTGCAGAATGTTCTTGATTCTCCTGTTTTAGTTCTTCTTTTACTCTTTTTAAAATACTTAAATCTAACTTTATAAAAAGATTTATCTAAATAGCTAAAGCCGTCAGGTTTTGCTGATATTTCATCTGCAAATTCTTTTTTATCTAATTTTTTTATTAAAGCGTTTGCCCATTCCTCATAATCTTCTATATTATCACTATCCTGCTCATCAACTATTTCCCATTCATCTAAATCAATTTGTTCGCCTTTTAAATCTTCCAAAAGTCCATTTAAATCATCATCTGACATTTCTACAAAGTCATCAGATATATCCTCTTTTGTAACTCCTTCTTTTTCTTGATCTTCTTCTGATTGTGTTTCTGTTACATCTAAATCAATAAAATCAGCAGGTTTAAGCGATTTAAAGTATAAATCAAGGTTTATGTCATTTACCTTAAATATCTTCTCTAAACCCTTTAAAAGCGTGTTTTGGAAGGGAATTACTACAGTATTGTTAAATAAACTGTAAGCATCACGTAATTCGTCAGCATTATTGCCTAATCCATTACCTTCTGCTCTTACACCAAATAATAAAGGACTTGTAACTCTATGTCCTGCTAAAATTTGATTTACAGCTTGTTTACTCATACCTTCCCAAGCTGACTGAGCGTCATTCATTTGGATAGGTTCTATGACAGGTGCAGTTTCTTTGCCGTCATTAAAAGTAATAAGGATTTTACCTGCATTACCACTACCTGCAAATTTAGCGTTTAATTGTCTTTCTATAGTTCTTCTTTCTTCTTCAGTAGGTATACCGTTAGAGAACCCAACGTGCATACTAGGAGTCATTCCTGACGTTATATTAGATAAATGAAACTGAGCAATCTCTAGTTCCATTTGAATCCAGTCAGTAGCAGCTACATAATCAGGAGCAAAGCCATAGAATAAAGCAGGGTTTTTATCTCTAATCATTAGAATCTGACTAGCTTGTGTTCTATCATCTGTGTTAAATGCTGCATAAGCTCTTGGCTTGTATTCTGCTTTTCTTGTTTTAGACCAATCAGCAGAGTAGTAGTAGTGTCTTATTTCTCCATCTATCATTTTACCACTACGGATATATTGAGCAGGGATGTGTAGCATTTTAGCTATCTTACTTCTATCCCTAGACCAGATGACATTAACATAACAACCTCCAAATAGTTTTAGATCCATTGCCAGGTCTTTTAATACATCATCATCAGAATTATGTAAAAGCTCTGTGAGTCGTAAATAAGACTCTTTTGTGTCTGTGGTTTTATCTGCATTTGTAGCAGCTAATCCCTCGCCATATATCATAGCACCTATTGACTTAACTAAAGCACCATTGATAGCACTTCCTAAGAATAGGTCTAGTAGATAATTGGGATAAAGGTTATCTTGTCCGAAATTTACCCAATCATTCTTAGTATCTTCTACTAAATGAGGGATATTATAGTGGCTTAATTTTACTAAATCTAAATTCATAATTATATTGTTACATAAACGCTTTCTGTGTCTGCGTCATTAGTTGTATATTCTGAGTATGTTACTGACTCTCTATTTGTTCCACCTCTTACATTAAATAATCCTGTAAATAATTTTGTTAATCCTGACTTGTCAAGATTAGAAGCAGAAGAATTATTATATATTTCTAAATCATAAAATCCTAAAGGATAGTCTGTATCTCCTATAAATATAAGACCACCTGTTAAATTCTCATCTGCTACATCATTTCTAAGCTGATAAAAAAATAAAGCTGCTCGTGGTTTAGTGGTTTGGCTAAAAAGAGTAGGAATAAATGCTTTTTCTTTTCCTGTTAATTGGCTTTTAATTACCCATAAAGGTAATTGTGCTAACTATATCATATATATTGACATAAGCTGCAAAGGTTACATTGCTACTAGATGCATAATTTTGAATCATTGTTCTATAAAGTATTTATTCATTAATTCAGGATAATTTAATTTTAATGAATCTAAAGCATCACTATCAAAATTATTTATATCTCCTATAAATTTGTCTGCGTATTCTGGTTTTATTGTATATTTCATATTTCTTCAAAAAAATTTTCAGGATAGAAATCTAAAAGAAAATCTTGATACTCTTGGGGAAGTTCTTGGAAAGAATTTTCTCCAAATCTATATGCAATTTGCTTATAATCTTCTTTAAGCTCCCAAGCCACTATTCTTCTTCTTTTTAGGTTTTTCTTCTACAAATAAACTATTTCTAACACTCTCGTTTAATCCTTGTATTTGCTTTTGTGTTAATTCATCTAATGGGATATTGATATTATCAATACTTTTACCTTCCCATTCTT